AACTCAACAAGATAGGATTTAAATTGCGCATCAGCCGCACGCAGCTGATTAACAGCAGGATTATTCTTAATTAGCGTATTACCATTTGCATCAACGGTTTTATATGTCCGTCCGTCTTTTTTTATCAGCTCGCGCGCCGCCAAAATATCAGCATAGCAATCACACAAACGTTCTAAAGCAAGCACATCGGCCATTGTCAGAACGCCCATTTCATCCAAAATGACAACCAACCTATCCCACGCATATTGCGCCTTAGCTGATAGGTGTTTCGGGCAATCCGTATCAAATTTTGCCGGTTTTGGCTCCTTTTTATTAATAGCTCTTTTGCCCGGGTTGCCCTTAACAAGCTTGAGTGCCGTGGGTGTTGGTCGTCTACCGCCCATCCTTTAAGCTCCAAAAAAAATATTCATTTCGCGGTTGTGCAAATAGAGGGAAGCCGGCGGTCAACACAAGATTGGCATAATCCAGATTTCATCCCCCCCACCTTATAGACTGCTTTTGATCAACCTTAAGAATCGGGCAGGCATCATCAACATGATGATGCCCATCTAATCTATATATCGCTATTTACTGGATACCCATCCAATCCGATTACCGGCCTGCGCTTCCCTGTTTGCTCCTCGTGCTGCTTAGTACTGTCATGGTGCAGCTTACATAATGACTGCCAGTTGCTCCTTGACCAAAATAACTTCTGATCACCATTGTGTGGCTTAATATGATCCACCACAGTCGCTGGCGTGATCCTGCCTTGCGCATTACAGTAGACGCATAAAGGGTGCTCCTTAAGCCATCTAGCACGCTCCTTGCGCCATTTATGCCCGTAGCCACGCTGCGCACTATTCTTCCCTGTTCGCCATTCTTTCACTATATTATTTAACTTTCTTTAAAGATCACACTATTCCCCGTGAAGGTCTATAGGCTGGTGAGGTGCTCCAATAAAAAAGCCCACGCGCGTGCGGTGGACTTGTCTTAATTTAATACAGGATTAGTTATAGTCGTTACCATCAATCATATTCGTCACCATTAACTGGTCGTTGCTCATTCATTAGAGAATATATAAGTTCCGCTATAACTGGGGAGTAAAGCATTTTAGCTAAAGAATTCTCTAAGCTCTTTCTGTTTTTTGCGACAGCGGTAAAGTTTGTACGGGATTTGGAGTCATGCAGATATGAAATACGAACAGGATAACCTCCAAATTTTGTTTCAAATTGCACTAGATCTTGCCGCCCTTTTGTTTCTGCATTTTCTAAATCAATCCAGAAATAGTCACAACCCTCAAAATCATACGATCCTACCCCCTTCGGCGTCCGTACTTTTAATAGTCCATTAGTAGCAGCTTCTAATTCATTAGCAAGTCGTTTCACTACAGCAAGTATTTCTTTGCGCTCACCCTCTCTAGCTTTTGCCGCAACCCTCCCTAAAGAGGCCAAACACACCCGCTCAAAATCCACCATCGCCATATAACAACCCCCAAATAAAAAGCGGACTAGCATCTAACTAATCCGCTGAATATTAATTAATCCCTTTGCTTGAGCTATAATGCCCAACAAAAAACCAGCCGTATAGGCTGGTCACATAAATACCCAAATAAAACCCGCCTGAGATGGGCGGGGGAATATTTAACTACAAGGAATTATATTTAATTGCCTTTCTTCTGAGCGCAAAAAAGCTGCCAACAAGAGAAAGGCAAATTAACGGTGCTTTTACAAGGGAAGCATACCTATACTGTATATTAGTATTATATTTAAGATATCCATTTTTATCAAGTGGTTACTTGAAATATTTATTAAAATTTTGGTCATGTTGCAAATACTCCCAGAAAATTACCAACGACCTTTCAACATCTCTATACCATGTCGGGCTGTTTTTACGGGCGCGTTGATTTTTTTGAACTACTGCACGCCCAGAACGTTTAAAATACGGGCTTATATAAGCATATTGAGTTCTTAGAATGGCAAATGCTTCTCTATTATCATTAGCTATTTTAAATAAAGCACTTTTTACCATATCAAACACCTCTGGCTGATAGCGCAATACAAAATTAGTTTTGGCTTTATCAATATTGCTTTTGTACTTCCATTCAATACTTCTACAGTGCCCTCGCCTTACAATGTCCCGCATTGCCCACTCATACGCTTTTAAAACGTCTTCAGCAGCATCTATGCTACATTTTGATAACATAAGCCTCTCCTATCAGTGAACTTAACATCATTTTCAGCTCCCCAAGCTGTTATATACTCAATCAGACTAGCCATGCGCTTTACTCCCATCTGCGATGTCGATTCCCTTAAGTTAATTACTTCTCCCTCAAGTCCTATCGCCATTTCTGCTTGCCCTCCTGTCGCTATGCGGTGCCCACTTACGAAAATCATTTTCCACTGCTCTATCGTTAGCCTCTTTCCGCTAAATGTCTTTTGTTTTGCTATATCTCCCAGCATGGCATGCAGTTTTGCATTCTGCTCATCCGATCGGGTAACGCTTCGCACCTCAATGAAAATATCATCATGAGTATTTAGTAATGTGCCTACAAAATCCCAAGCAAGCGTCATTACATCCCGTTTATTTTTTTTGTTAATTCTTCGCTTAAATCTTTCAGTCATAGCAATGCCCGCCTTTTTTCCTTGTATAACCTCTCTATCTGGCGTAAATCATCTTTAGTGTAGTGGAGTGGCTTGTTATCAGATTCCAGCTTTTCTACAGCCTCTAATCCAATACGCTCAGCTAACCTGAGGCGATAGTTAACATGGTTACCGCTTAAATAATTGTTGCAACGCTTACATTGCCCATGACAGTTGTTTTCATTAAAGCGCAGATTAGGTGCTGAGCCTACTGAACGATAATGCCCTGCATCGTATCCATTAGGTGTATCTGGCAAGGAATTACCGCAGCTTATACAAGGCTGGTCTTTATCTCTCAATCTGATAAAGGCATTAAATGCCGCCTGTGCGCGCTTCGTAAGCTGCGGTTTGGTTTCTAATGCGTGCCTGCGGGCTTTTATAACCGCTCTTTCCCGTCGTTTTGCCTCCGCCTGTGCTTTTTTGTTTGCAGCCTCACGTTTCCTTTTGTTCAAGGATATAGCGCAAGCAGAACTACAAACAATCTGTAATGGGCGCAGCTTTTCAAATTCCGAACCACACCAGCGGCATTTACGCTTGGATTTGTTTTGTAGCTGCTTCATTTTCACCATCTCCGCAATGTCCGTAACCCGTTTTCTATCGTGTCTGGCTCAATTTCAAAACCAGCCCATTGGCATACCGCTTCAAAATCTCGACTTGTGAAATAATCCATCTCTTGACGTACCGCCCATTCGAGATTTTTGGCTTTTGTGTTGGCTATTCTTTCGCGTGCGTCTCTCAGTGCGTAAAGAATAACCATCGACCATAAACGTTGGCATGCTTTTGCTTGTTCTTTACTAGCTGTCGGATTAATGTCAATTTGATTTCTATTCTCAATTTCATTCATTTGCTTATTCTCTGTCTTTCCATCCGCATAAGTTCTTGGCAGTGTTTTTGTCGCTCAGCATCTTTTCTGGCTATCCACTCTTCCCGCTGTCTTCTCTTCTCATCCTCTATTGGCTCAAATTTGCCTTTTGGGCATTCCCTGCAATAAGGGAAATATTTCCATATTTCATCAAACCGACACCAGCCCCAGCCTCCTTTCCTTGTCATCTCATCGGCAACATATTCGCCTTTATTATTTTTTCGTTTCAGCATCCAGTGGCAACAAGCTATACAGGTGTTTTTAGCCACGATACGACCCCCAGTTAAAACCAAGAATTAAGCCACCACCCTCTTTTAGCCTATCGAAGAGGCGTTCACCTAATGCCTCTTTAAGCTGGTTTATATTCAGATTGCTTATGAAAATTGTCGGCTTCATGTTCTGATAGCGAGTATTAACGACATCGAATAATGCGCGACTTTCTGCATCGGTTCCTGATTGAACGCCAACCTCATCAATAATCAGTACGTCATAATTTCCAAAGGCTGTAATGATTTCTGTTTCGGTGTACTCAGCGTTGTAACTCTTGGATTCTCT